GATGTTGCCATGTCCCGCATTGACGCAACTGGTGGCCCACCTAATGCTTGGGACGCTGCATTTAACGGCATTTGAAATGGCGAGGCTAAAATTGAGCCAACATCGCCCAATCCTTCCAACCCATAGCGAGCAGTCAAACCAACTTGGCGTGGAAAGTCTTTTAGCGCACCCATGACGCTCTCACCAGTTGTTCGCTCTTTTGGCGCTGCTGGTGCAACGTAGGGCGCTGCTTTAGGTAACGCAAACTCAGTATTCAAAGAATCAAACGGGTTTGCTTGTTGTTTAGGTTCTGGCACACCTAGTTTAAATTCCTCGTTTAACGCTGCAAACGGGTTAGTCGATACCGTTGGCGGGTTAACGTCTGACGTTGTGGCGCTTGCTAAACGATCCGCTACCTGTCTGCCGTATTGCAAGGTATTCGGTGCATTTGGGTTTCTTGGATCAGAAATTGCAATGCCTTGCCGAGCCTTTTCAATTGCACCTTCGCCGCCGTAGTATCCCGCCGCCGTAAGCATAGGATCGCCGCCTGACATTTCATGCAAACGCTTGATATATCGCAATCCTGCGCGAGCGTTTTGTTCAGGGTTGTTAATGTCCCAACCTTCGTCTGCCATGCGAGCAAATGTAGCAGGGATAATTTGCATCCCGCCTACAGCGCCAGCGTTAGATGTAGTTGTATTTTTGCCACCGCTTGACTCTTGCATATAAATTGAACGAGCAAGTTCAGCCAACGGGCCAGTTACACCTTCCTGTTCTAATGCAAAATCAAAAGGGTTAGCCATTATTTAATCCCGTACTTTTGACGCATCGTGATAGGTTTGCCATCAGCTGACCGACCAATTGGCATATCAAAGACAGAACCTTCAATTTTTGACCATTCGGTGCTGATTGTTCCCAATTTGCCTTTATGCACTTGTGGCATATCCGTTGCTTTTTGGAAATACCCTGATTTACGTTGATCTTGCAATGCCATAGCTTGTGCAAGGTCAAGCGTAAAGTCTTTAGCTTGTGGAGTGTCGGAAAGCATAACAAAAGTTTCTCGACCAGTAATTGCATCACGTTCTGTTTGTGGCCCTTTTTGTGATGCCAAGCGATCAAGCAATGCTTTTGATCCTTCTTTTTGAAAGATTTGAGCGCTTGTTGCAAATTTCTCAGCATCTTTAACACCGACCGCTGCAAGCATATTTGCAATGTTTACTTTTGTTTCTGTGCCGAAACCAGTTTGCAAATCCGTATTTCGCAATACCGAAACGCTATCAAGCGTTTTTTGTGCCGTTTGACCTTGCAAGAAAACTGGCGCTGCTATGTTTTTACGCCAATCTTCATTTAAACCAATGTCGGCAGCTTGCATAACAGGGCTTGGCGCTAAAACTTTAGGCTGAACATTTGTTGGTGCAGATTGTGTGCCTGAAAAGTTCGGCGTTGGTGAGCCGTAAATATTACTAAATTGAGTGCCACCCGTGACTTTCTCACCTGCTGCATTAATCGTAGCCTCTGGCGTTGTTGCCATTGATGCCAAGCCAGTAGCTAATTTTTCGCTTCCAACAACATTTGCGTTTGCGGCAGAAAAGCCTGGCACTTCTCTTGCGCCATATTGACCATTACCAATGGGGTTTAATTGAACGCCATCTTTTGGTGCGCTTGCTACAAATTGTTTGGTTAACGGATTTAAAGCAATTGCGCCTGGTGCTAAGTTTTCTGACGCAATGTACCCTGATTTTGCCGCAACATTAGCCATTGCGGTTTTGTATTCAGAGCTATCTTTGCCAAAAACCGCCGCAATGTTTTTCATTTCAGGCGTTGGTTCAAGCGTTTTTGCTAACAATTTTAAATATTCTTGTTCTCCCAAACTTGACACAAATCTTGCATTGACCCGTGGATCACTAAATAACATAGGCATTGCTTGTGGCGCTTGCGTTTGGGCAGTTGGCGTGATGCCTGGCATACTAATTGGCATAACAGGCTCTGTTGGTTGCTGTGTTGGTGTAAATGATGAACCTTCGCTAAATGCAGTTGTGTTTGATGGCGTTTGATTTAATGCTTGCGCTAATTGCTTTGGTTTCGCTTCAATAGGTGGCAAATTACTCAAAGCCAAGCCAGCATTTTGTGCTTTCAATGCCAAATCTTGCCGAGCTTGATCCGCGTCATCGCTTTGACGGCCTGCAAAATAACCTTGCAAGACTTTAGCAATTCCAGACAACGGCGAGATCGGCGCTTGAATACCTTGATAACTACCCGCCTCAATAGGTTGCAAGGCTTGTTGTTGCAATATTTGAGCTAGTTGTTCACGGCGAGCAATGGAACGATAATCCTCGTCATACGGCCCAGGCGCTCTATAAGTTTGAGCAATTGGTATATTTGGAAACATAGTTGCCATGACTTACCCCGTGTAATTGTTAGCAGTTACATCTGGGCCGACAGCGTTACCACGATCAAACATACCGCCAGTTTGCGCTTGACCAAGTTTCATCCGAGCAATGTAATCTTGCATATCTTGCATCTGATTCTGTTGACTTGCTTGCTGATACATTTTCATTGCATCATTTGCGCCACCAAACGGGTTTTGAGCTTGTGGCATTTGTCCCATGTCTTGACCTTGCAGTTGAGTCGGCTGAGCTTGCTGTTGCAGCATCTGCGCCATTTTCTGTTGTGGTGACAAATTAACGTATTGGTTTAACATTATAGTTTCCCGTAATTAACCATCATATAACCGCTTTCATGCGGCACGATTGCCTCTGGCATTACCTTGGCAACTTCGTCTGCCATTACGCCACGCTCACGATTACCAAAAATGTCGTACTCATAAATGCCGATTCCAAGTGGGTGAGTGCCAACTTGAACAATATTTGATTTCAATCGACGATCAGAGAATTTACTTGCAAGCATTGCACCGGATGCCAATGCACCAAATAGCCCTGAAGTTGTTGCATTGTTTCCTGCCTGTTGAATACCATACCGCGACATATCAGCCTGCCCTTGCGCTTGCGCTCCCGCAAAGGTTGGCGCTGGTGCAACTGACGTACCTTGATAACCTTGAAACTGTGGCAATTGAATCTGTGAGCCGCCCATAAGTCCGATAACTTCGTTGATCGGTTGCGCCCGTAATGCCAAGTCTTGCGCTAGCTGCTGTTGCTGTGCTGTGTTTTGAAACTGAGCCTTATTAAGACCTTGACTAAACTGTGTGCCTTGGGTGGTCATTCCTTGACCGAAATTCTGACCCATTGCCGAGTTATACAATCCTGCGTTTGCTAACGCTTGGTTATAGCCCTGCTGATTTGCAGACATATCCAAGTTGATACCTTGGAGTGCCGCTTGGTTATACAAATCGTTAATTTGTTGCGAACGATTGCGATACGCCGCATCGTAAGCCGTTGTGCCAGGCGCTAGACCTTGGTTTGCTAACGCTTGTTTAAATGAAGTATCCCCTGCCGCAATCGTTGGATTTAGACGTTGCAAAATCAATTCTTGTGCAGTCGTACCCGCATTGATAGGCATCTTTGCAATGCCGCTTGTATCAATGCCTGTCTGAGCGTTGAAATTAGCCGCATTTGGCACAGCGTCGTAACCGCCAAAATTGCGCTGAATTTCAGTCGAGGTTGGCACAAATGGTCTTTCGAGCGTAGCGCGTGCGTTAGCAATGCCTGTTTCGCCAAGGTTAGCTAACGCGGTCTGCACACGCTGCTGCGAATCTAAAGTCTGTTGCGCTTGCGGGGTAAGCGTGTCTGTAATGGTCGGTTGACCGCCGCCAGTCATAAAAGCGCTTGTCGTTGGTGCAGGGCCGCGCCGAGCTAACGCTGCGTCATAAGCCTGCTGATTGAATGTGCTTGTGCCAGGATCGGCTTGATCGCCCGTACCGCCGCCCGAAAAGCTGTAATAGTCGTTTCTGTTAACACCGCTTCCTGCGTTGTATTTTGCCAACGCATCGTTATAAGCACTTTGGTCAAGTGTTGGCGCAGAATACGATACTGTCCGATTGCCAAACGGTGTAATCATGTTTGGGTTTGACATGACGTTTGATTCTCGCGCAGCAACTAGGTTATCTTTACCCTGCTGCTTGGCTGCGCCAACGTAATCCGGTGTTGGTGGTGCTGCTGCTGACTTACCCATTTTCTACCCCTAGAAACCGACACTTTTCTTGTGTCAATGTCAAAAATATAATATCGCCATCAAGTGAGGCATCTTTCAATCTTGCTTCTTCTGTAAAACCCATCTTAGTTACTAATTTTATGCTTTTGGAGTGATTACTGACCACAGGCACAATAATCTTTTTGCACTTACAAACATTAAAAGGGTAATCAAATATTGCTTTTAAATACGCTTTTGTCATGCGCCCTTCAATGGCTATATGACAAAAGATACTCTGCCTGTTCCAATTTTCGTAAATTACGCCTGCAATCGTTACCCCATCTTTCTGCAAACCAATCGCACTCGACCCTTCCGCAAAGAACTCGCCTGCTATCCTTTTTGCAACCCAATGCCCTATTTCAGCACCTTGAACTATATGCCAGCCCAGCCTTGCTGGTAAACAATGTCCGTTGATGCCCATAAAATAGTAATCCCCTGAGATGCAGATTTAAACTGAGTCCCCGCGCAATAACCGATTCCTGTCACACCTTGCCAGTTATTAGTGATGACGTTATCTTGCGCCCAATAATCAACATCCCACAGCGCGGTATCCCATTTAGCAGAAATCTGTGGGCTAAAACTAAGCGCCGAGGTTGTATCCTCTAAATCAAAATCCATGTTTAAACCAATGAATATCGACGGCGAACCATTGGTAAATATTGACGGTCTAGCGCGAGTGAAATACTTTTTAACGCCTCGCGCATCAAAATAGTTAAACGCTTGCAATGCATAGCTGTTTATGTCACTAACGTCATCAGCATAATTATCATCCCACGCATGAGCGACAAATCCATTCCCACCCCAATACGGTTCATTGTTGTAGATTGTCCAACAATTAGCGTACTGACCTGTAAAGTTGCACCATGACTTCGTGATGTTGTTCATCACATATTGTTGCTGTTGACCTTCAGCTACAGGAACATTTACAGTCAAAGCATTGTGCTGTGGATCAAAACTTATATCCCAACCAAACGTGCCGCCGTACTGTTGCGTTGCAGCAGTAAACGCACCTTGGATCTTGTCTGACAATGCAATTCTAGGGTCTAGTCTGGATGACTGTAGACTCGCAGCAAGTGGATATAAACCGTTATAAGTGAGGATTAAAATATCCCCGCCGTACTTCATTAGACAACGCTTGCCCACGGGCTTACCAAGCCGCCAAACGCCCACTAGCGCCCATTTTGTAGAGTCTGAGGGATCAGTACCCGACCAGACAATAACCTCGCCATTGGACGTTACAAACACTAAATTATCGTCTACACCATAACCCGCATCAAGCGTCCACGTTGCAACCGAAACAAGATAGCCGCCGAGTTGAGCAACCGAACTCATGTCAATTGCGGCAGCTGCGCCTGAAATACTGAGTGTGGGGAGATACCATGCTTTAAGCGTTGAGGCTTGCGTAAACCATACTTGATTCTTAAATGTTGTGATGTTGCTCAATGTAGTTGAAGTTACGCCAGTAATGACCGGATTTGTCCAAGTCGTGCCGTTGTAGAGTAGTGGTGCGTCTACACCATTGACCGCATAAATGTAGCCGCCAGCGGGAGTTGTGACGT